TCGTACAGAGATGGTACGAATCTGCTAAAGAAGCAGACTATCTTTTTATAGCTGACACTGGATCCTCAGATAAAACCGTTGAAATAGCTCGGGGTCTTGGCATTGTGTGCCACATAATTAGCGTTAAGCCTTGGCGATTTGATGACGCCAGAAACGCCTCTTTAGCTCTGCTTCCTGAAGATATAGACTATTGCATAGCTTTAGATCTAGATGAAACGATACAGCCGGGTTGGCGTAAAGAGCTTGAGAAAGCCCACGCTAATAAAGTAACACGCCCTAGGTATATGTTTACAACCACCTTTAATCCTGATGGTAGCCCTGGACTTCAATTCAGTGGCATTAGGATCCATGCTCGTCACGGTTATCGTTGGCAGTATCCTATCCATGAAGTTCCTAATCCCTACGGTATTCAAGAAACTCAGCAGTGGGTAGATATAAATATCGAGCATCACCCTGATCAAAATAAATCACGTGGACAGTACCTTCCCTTGCTTGCCCAGTCTGCAGCAGAAAATCCCGAGGATAGTAGATGTTCTTTTTACTATGGTAGAGAGCTTTACTTCCACGGTTTATACGCCGAAGCTACGGTCGAATTTAAGCGGTACTTAAAACTTAAAAGCGCAACTTGGATTCCAGAGCGTGCAGCAGCTATGAGGTATCTAGCAGAAACCGAGGAATCTCTTGCTGAAGCCTGGCTTGTTAAAGCTGTATGGACTGACCCCTCTCGTAGGGAATCCCACGTTAAGCTGGGGGAGTTTTACCAGAAAAATGGTCAATTCAGTAAGGCAAAGGAATCAGTATTAAGCGCCCTAAAGATTACAGAGAAGCCTTTAGACTATTTCTGTGAGCCTTGGGCATGGAATGCTAACCCGCATGATGTCCTTGCCTTGGCAGCCTACTACGAGAAAGACTACAAATTAGCCCTAGAACATGGTAAAATTGCACTAAGTTTAGACCCCGATAATGAGCGATATCGCGTTAACATGGGGTACTACCAGAGTAAATTTGAGGAGCTTTAATGGCCACCAATACCTATTCAATTCTAGGACAATCTACTCCTGTATCTTCAAACGCAGATCTTCTACCTGTGCCTGGAAGTACGCAGGCTGTGGTGTCCACTATTGCTATCTGTAACACAACAAGCTCTTCAGCTACAGCCACTGTCTATGTACGCAAGGCTAGCGGAACAACCCCGGCCGCAGCAGCAGCTGCTAATGCCCTCTTGTTTAATGCACCTATTGCAGGAAACACCACACAGACCTTGAGTCTTGGAATTACCCTAGGAGCCTACGATACGATCACCGTAGCCTCTGGTACAGCTAACGCATTAACATTCCACGCATTTGGAAGCTTGGTGACCGCATGAGTCGTAAAGAATTTCCTGAAAGAACAGAAAATACTCAAGCAACTAGTAACCTTCTTATTGGGCCTACAACAAAGGTTGTATCCCCAACTACAGTTACTCTAGGGGCTTTAAGAAACGTATATGCCTCTACTGTTGCGCCGGTAGATGCCACAGACGGCGCAGATGGAGACATCTGGTTTAAGTACGCGTGACCTATGACAGCCTACGTAAAAGTCGCAGGTCATTGGAAAACGGTAAATATAGATACGGATTCTGTATCTAATCAATACGTTAAAGTCAGTGGATCCTGGAAAACAGTTACGGACACCTATGTTAAAACGGGTGGTATGTGGCATAAGGTTTTCCATTACAGCGCTTACGTTGTACCCAACATTGTTAATACAAACTACTTAGCAGCAGAGACTGCAATTACTGGCTCTGGAAATACTCTTGGAACAGTAACTTCTTTAGGTAATTCTCAAGGGGCTACCCTATTAAATAATAGTTTAGTTGCCTCTCAAACATTAGCTGCTGGTATTTATACTACACCTCAGACTATTGGATTCTCATACTACTCTCACATAACCTACACAGTTCCCAATGTTCTAGGACAGACTTTGGCCAATGCTAGGGCTGCTATAACCACGGCCGGTCAGTTAAACGGTACATCAACCGCCCTTGGAAATGGTCAAGGCGCTACCTATAACAACAATGGACAAGTAGCATCTCAAACACCTTCTGCTGGAAACTACGAAACCCAGCAAACAGTTGCTTTAAATTACTATAACTTTACTGCCTATAACGTGCCTAACGTTGTGGGTCAAACGCTTGCCAATGCTGAGTCCTTAATTACTGCATCAAGCAATACCTACGCTATTGGAGCTACCGTTACTTCCGGAGCAACCCCATCTAATAACGGTACAGTTTCTTCACAAAATCCTGTAGCAAATGCTACTACTAATCCCTACTCTACCCCACAAAACGTAACCTTAAACTACTATCAATATACCTGGGTTGCACCTAACGTTGTTGGCATGACAACCGCAAATGCTCATACACAGATAACTGCTTCTAATAACTCTTATGTAGATGGAACTGCATATGGGAACGCTTCAGGTGCAACTTTGGCAAACAGTGGAACCGTAGCTGCGCAGAACGTCACAGGTGGGTCAACTACAACAAGCGGTCCTTTCTTAATAACACTAAACTCCTATCAGTATACCTATCCAGCACCAACTGCCCCAAGTGTTAGTGGAAGCAACTCTGGATCATACCCAAGTTGGGTTCAGACCTGGAGCTGGAGTGGTGCCCAAAATGCGCAAAGCTATGAAGTAGGTTACAACACAACTGGGTCTGCCCCATCTAGCGGAACTCCGGTTAGTGCAACCTCTTATCAAACCGGAATAAATACTCCTGGAACCTGGTATTTTTTTGTAAGAACTGTTGGATTAGACGGAGTAACCCGAAGTAGCTGGAACTCTGCAACTTTAGTCCTTCCTGGACAACCTACCGGATCCGCAGTGATTACCTCAGGAGCTTCAGTAACGGTGTACTTTGGAACTGGAGATAGTTCCGTAACTGTTACTTCAAGCTTGGGCACGGGAACCGCAACTTACAGCGGCCAAGTTTTAACATTTGCCGGACCTGTGGCATATAGCACAACCTATACTTTTACCTTAACCCCTAATGGTGGAGGACCCGTTGGCTCTTGTTCGGCAACAACGCCAGCACCTCCAACGCCCCCAACTGCCCCCTCTGGTTTTTCTTCATCTGATAACGGCTTACCTCATGGTGGAACGATTTATTGGAGCCCATCTACGGGTAGTGATGGAACTATTACCTACTATTTCACTACATATAGACAAAGCGGGGCGTTCTATACTTCAGGTTCAACAACAGGAACACAGATTGCATTTGGTGCTGCAGACCCCGCATTTAGGGTGGTTATGTACGCATCTGATGCAAATGGTTCATCCTCTACAGTTTCATATACGGCGGTGGCATTCACATAATGCGCGGACAACAACGTCAAGGACGATTCTCTGTACCCAATGAAAGACTATCTATCATTGAAGGTACCACAACCGATATGGTTCATACCATTGGTAATACTGTGGACTGGTGGATTTATGATCAGTCAGCTACTGAAGTTGACCCCATCTACGATGTGGGCAGCTCAGATCCAGATACAGGTGGCCGTAGGTGGTTGCCGGCTATCTCACTGCCTGTAGTTAAAGCTGTCATCTTTCAGGGTGTATCGGTACAAAATGACCGCGGTTTCTATAACACCGACGTGCTGCGTATAACCCTAAACATGGACGTAATTGAGCAGGGCACAAACCTATACGGGATGTCAGAGGCAACCATGCCCCATTTTGAGACCATGGTAAATAACGCAGATGACTTCTTGAGAGACCGCATCGTCTTCCGTGATGAGGTATTTAGCCCAAGTAAAATACAACCCCTGGGTATTGTTCAAAATAAGTACACGCTAGTAAGCGTGGACTGTCTACAGGTAAACCCTGAAGAGCTTGTAAATGATCCTCAATTCAAGCACTTTGCGGGTTATAACCCATTTGACCCTAGTACAATCTAACCATGCCAGTAAGTAAAAAGCGTAAGACATCAACTAAAAAGACCACCTTTAAGGTAGGTGGGCAAACCCATTCTGTCCATAAGCATGCTGATGGAAAAGAGTATGTAGAACATAAGGGTAAGCCCGACCTAACATTTGTATTGCCTGGCGCAAAGAACAATGCCCAAGCTAAATCTAAAGTAAAACAGTACCACTCTAAGAAAGGTGGCGGAAAGTAATGTCAAGCTTAACACACGGAGTTGTGGCCTTAAATAGCTCAACAGCGGTACTTATCAACCCAGATACCGCCTCTACAAACTCAACAACAGGCGAATCATCATATGCTTGGAAGACACAGACTGTTTCTATTCAAAATACCGATGCCTCAGCAATTGTTTATATTGGTGCCTCAGGAGTTACTTCCTCGTCTTACGGCATACAATTAACCCCCGGATCATCGGTAACAGTTGACGACCTGACACCTAACATGGCTCTTTATGCCATTTCCTCTACTAGCTCAAACGTAGCAGTACTGCAGGTAAATCGATGAGTACTATTCGCTTGGTTTCAGGAACAACCCTGTACTATGGAAACTTTGCTAGAAGCACATCTCAAGCTTCTGGTGGAACAACCACAGATAACTTAATTACTTGGGATACAACAAACCTAAGTAAAGGTATGTCTATAGACTCAGACACTACTAAAATCGTGTTTTCAAATCCAGGTACTTATAACCTGAACTTTTTAGGTCAGTTTAACTTTACAGGCGGTACCAGTGATTACCACATTACAACATGGTTTTCTAAAAACGGTGTAATTGTGCCATCATCTGCATTTACGTTTACCACGGCCTCAGCGCAAGGCTCACAAGTTTTAGCAAACATTGAGTCCCCAATTACTGTTGTACCAAATGATTACATTCAATTTCATTGGTGGTCAGGTGCTTCTGGAATGTCACTTCTTGCTACAGCGGCTGGCACTAACCCGACTCGCCCAGCATCTCCATCAGCCAACTTAACTATTTATAACGTCGGATAATGCCTTTTCAATCCCAAGCCCAGCGTAGAGCACTGTATGCTAAGAACCCTAAACTGGCAGCTGAATTTGAGGCAAAAACCCCTAAAGGTAAAAAGCTTCCAGAAAAAGTAACTAAGAAACCTTCTAAGAAAGGCAAGTAATATGCCAGATATTTCAGCCCCAACTACAGATGACGGTATTCACACCCAGTTTGTTCTTGATATAGCCCCTGATGTAAACTCTGAGGTCTCTGAATCAGTAGAGACAGACGAGCAGCCTGGAAACGATAATAACTAACCCCTACCTGAGGAGAATAAAATGTGTCAAACATGCGGTTGTGGAGATCCCAAGAATAAGCATGGGATGAAGACCATGGCAGAAGCAAACAAAAAGTATGCAAAGAAGACAGCTAAGAAGGCTGCCAAGAAAGCTGCACCTAAGAAAGATAAGAAGGCAAAATAATGGCTCATAAAGATGCAAAGTTTGAAAAGGGCATGGACAAGGCCTCCCGAGCTGAGTTTGAAGCAAAGGACGAAAAGCGCGATGCTGCCCTAGCCAAGGATATCAAGGCCAAGGCTAAGAAGAAAAAGGCTGCCAAGAAGGCCCCAGCTAAGAAGGCTGCAGCTAAAAAGAAAGCCGATAAGAAGTAATGACTTAGCCCCCGCAAGGGGGCTTTTTCATTTATCCTTATCCTGACGCCGGAGTAATCCGGAACCCTGCTGCTTTACCTTGCGCCTTCCTATGGAGGATTTATGATTTTCTTAGTCAATCGGTTAAATCGGGCTGAGTCCGAAGCCGATAAAGAAGAGTTTGTTCGAGGACTCACCAACCTTAAACAGGGTGGCGAGAAAAAAGCAGCGGCCGCATTAGTGGCGGGCTACTTACTCTCGAAAGCTCTTCGTAAAAATGGCTAGCACATTCCGCAGAATAGGTAAGCAGTTTGAGCGAGAGTTACAATATCGCGCCCAGAAACACACAACTATGCTTCGCTACCATGCCGTATTGGCGGGGTGGCCTACCGAGATTGTAGATAAGATCCACCTTCGTCTAAACGAAAAGGGTCAGTACAGAGCAATGTGTGCTAAAGGATTTAAGAATCACATCCTGGACTGGGAAGAGGGAAACTCTGAAAGACCCCCATCACCTGTGGTTAGAAACTACATGTCTATGATTGGGGTTAACTAATGCCTTTTATTAACAATGAGGAAAATGCCCTAAAGCTTTTGCTTAGTGGAATGACGGTTTCAGATTCAGGAAATCCAGCTAGACCTGTGGGCGTATTCTACGGCCAGCCTGATAAAGAAATTCGTCAACAGGCGTATCCTTATGTAACTATTGATCTTATAAATATGGCGGAAGCTACGGACAGAGTTCAATCTGGAATGGTTGTTCTTCCATACCAGCCTGAAGGGTATGACGGTGTCTCTAGCTTGGAGACCCCGTATCCAATGCCACTTTATCTGGAATACCAGATTACCACTTTTGCACGTCAACCTCGACATGACCGCCAGATACTATCCCAACTATTTAGTATCTACCGTCTACCAGTTAGATTTGGACAACTGTTCGTTCCAGAGGACTCCACATGGCGTCGTTTAGATACAGTTGGTTTTTCCAAAAGGGACACGACAGAATCAGACAAGCGTCTTTTTATGAACGTGTTCACCATCAGGATTGCCACTGAAATACTCAGGGGCACTCTAGCACTTGCGTACCCTGTTACTCAAGACCCGGGTATTACGCTAGACAGCGTCATACCTCAAGAAGATCTACAGAATCTGGTAATCAATCAAAGCACACAATAAGGCTAAAACTCGGACCCCCTAACTAAAAAAAAACTAACTTATTAAGGAGAAAATCAAATGGCTACATTCAGTAGACCAGGCGTCTTCATTGAGGAAGTCCAACTTCCACAGACTATTGAACTAGCGGACTCAGGCAATGCAATTGCGGCATTTATTGGCGCAGCTGCACAGGGCCCTACCAGCGTTCCTGTACTTCTTAGCTCTTGGACACAGTTTACAAAAACTTTTGGATCTCTTCAGGATGCCTACCCACTAACATGGGCAGCTTACAACTTCTTTGCTAATGGCGGTCGTCAGCTTTACGTAAAGCGCGTCGTTGGTTCAGGATCAGCTACAGCTTCCTATATTCTTACAGATAGCTCTACCAATGCTCTAAATACCATTGGCGTATATGCTGCAAATCCAGGATCATGGGGAAATACCCTCGCAGTCCAGGTGCGTCCAGCAGGCGTTTCAACACGCTTTGGACTTGCAGTTTATGGTGCGCCAATTATTGCGGGTAACTCAACATCAAATATTCTAGAACAATATTCAGACCTAAGCATGGATAATACAGATCCTCGCTACTTTGCGTCTGTAATCAACACCAGCTCTAGCTATATCTATGTTACAGATCTAAGCTCAGCTTCTGTTGCGCCTACAAATATGCCAGTTACTGGAACAACTCTTTATGCACTAGGTACTTCTACTGCAGGTGCAGACGGATCAACCCCAGGAACTTCTGCATATCAGGCAGCTTTGAGCAGCTTTGATGCTGTTAATAACCCACTTGTATTCAACATCCCAGATGCTGCATACATTTATAACGTTTCTACCGGATCTGGAACTGATCGTTCTAACTCGATTACTGTTCAGGCTAACCTTGTAGCTTATGCTGAGGGCCGTGGTGACTCGTTTACCATCATCGATGTTCCAGAAGGACTTTCGGCATCAGATGCTCAAACTTATGTAAACGACACAGCAACAGCTTTTGCTGGTTCTTCTACAGGTTCAAGCACCGCTGCCTACTACCCATGGTTGTTGATCCCAGATACACTAAAGTCAACTCCAGGCGCTACCCGTCTTCAAGCTCCAGGAGCAGCTATGGCAGGTATTTACTTGTCTACTGATGCTTCTCGTGGTGTCTTCAAGACTCCAGCCGGTCTTAATACGCGAGTTGCTCTAGCGGTTTCAACAGAGCACCAGTTTACAAACGCTGAACTAGATACCTTGAATACCTCTACACATCCAGTAAACGCTATTCGCCAGGTTCCTGGTGCGGGCATTGTTGTTATGGGTGGACGTACTCTTGATAACACCCCAGGACATCGTTATGTAAATATTCGTCGTTCCTTGTTCTACATTGAAAAGGAACTTAAAGATCGCACACAATTTGCAGTATTTGAGAACAATGACTCACGTCTATGGAATCAAATCCAAATCGGTTGCTCACAGTTCTTGAGCACCTATTGGCAGCAAGGCGGACTTCGCGGAGCTACTGTAACTGACGCATTTTATGTTAAGTGCGATTCAACCACCACTTCTGGCGCAGACATTATGAATGGCCGCGTTAACATCGAAATTGGTGTTGCCCTTGAGTACCCAGCTGAATTCGTAGTTATTAAGCTAGGTCAAATTACCGGATCAGCTACAGCCTAAGGAGATAAATAAAAATGGCACTAACAATGGATAATATCACCAGCAGAGCTTTGGCTACGGATCCAATCCGTACGTTTAAGTTCTTGGTAAGTTTTACCCCAAATGATACTAAGGACACCACCTGGAACGCATCAAAGTGGAACCAGATGGGTTTTGTATCTGCGTCAGGGTTCAGCGTTTCAACAGAACCAATCGCATACCGCGAAGGTGGATATAACACCAACGTACACCAGATCCCAGGACAGTCGTCTTTCACACCAATCACCTTGTCTCACGGCTTGATGCTTGGTCAGAATTACAACATGAACTGGATGAAGCGTCTATTCTCATTGATGACTTCTACAGCTGTTTCTGGTGTTGGTGGGGATTTCCGCTGCACAGTAGATATCGCAGTTCTAAGCCACCCAAACCCACAGGGTTATACCGTAAACCTTGCTAGCGGTGGAAAGACTGCTGAAAACGATAGTGACCAGCACGTCTCTATGCGAATCCGCGTGTATAATGCTTGGATTGCAAACATTGGATACAGCGGCTTGGATGCAGGCCAAAGCACACTCATGGTAGAAGAAATGACTCTTGTACATGAAGGCTTTGACATCATTCTTGCAGATGACTACACAAAGACTGCAAATACCTTCGCGAACTAATTAAAGAAACTAGGTACACAATATGGCAACAGAAACAACAATCGATGCCGCCTCAAATCCGGCATTAGCTACAAAACTCGTAGAAGAAGCACTTTCCCCAAAGGTGGAGAGCAAGCCAGAGCCTGCTGTGGTTATCTCTCCACCCGATGGGTTAGTAACTTTACCGGGTGGTTTGGCAGACCCTTTTGAA